AGCAGTCAAGCAAGTGTCTGCACGACCTTTTGAAATAATATAAACAGGATAGCGGGATTTATTCATATTTTAATGATGATATATCTTCTCTTTCTTTTTGTGGCCACCAAGCAGACCATGACAGACTTGCTTCTTTACCTGATGGCATGTCATACAATTGCGAGAATTTGTTTCTATCTTCTGCATTTCTAAATGAAAGGATGAGCTTATAAACATCTTTTTTAGGTTCATAATCTGGCATTCCAACCCATTCGGCGGCTTCATTAATATCTGCAATTTCATTAGCTGGACGAGTAACCATAGATAGATTTGCCAACATCATTGGATCATAACCTGTACCTAATAACTCATCTATATCATAGATTTTAATTTCTTTAAGTATTTCAGAAAGTTCTCTATCATCCACTTCTGCCAATCTACTTATTTCATTATCACCAGTAAGAATTTTATATGCTTGAGTTGAATCAGGCTCAATATCCAATCTAATAACAGGAACTTCAGTCATTCCCATTTTACGACAAGCTTTAATTACGCCATGACCGGCAAGGATTGTGTAATCTTTGGCTACAACTATATTTCTATATAAGCCATGAGTTTTAATGCTGTGGATAATATGTTGAAGTTGATCTTCAGGATGTTCCCTATAATTCTTGGGATGGGGCTTGAGTTTTTCTATTGACGTTTTTTCAGCATCAAGAACTATCATATCTTATCCTTATTTAATTAAATAATATTATTTATTACTTCATCATAAGCCCATTTTGCAAAATTACTTGTCTTATGATTTTCTGCTATAAATCTAGCTATTCCTTCTATTTCATTATCATATACATCTCTAATTCTACCAAGCTTATCATCATTTGAATCATATAATATAGATTTTACTTGGTCTATAATATATTGCTCTTTATAATAATCGGTAAATTTTTTAGATTGGAACATGATATGATCTTCAATTAATTCTTGTAGGGTAGGTTTATCCTCTGCCCAGTCAGTATCAGAATTTACTAAAGTTTGAATATGCATCTTTTCTACTGCAACATTTTGGTCAGACATAACGCCCTCCGTATCTTGTTGATTTGTTGTCATAATATCCTAATTAAAGAATTTGTCAAAGTAATTTGCGTATTTAGCAATAGCATACAAACAAATTGCAAAATATGCGTATGCCGCAATAGCGTAAACAATAGCTTTTTTAGTGTCATTTGTCATTTGCATCTGCCTCCAATGATTCAACTAATCTATCTAAAACTTTTTTCATAGCCATTTCTACATCTTTCTTTTCCATATGCTTTGCAAATTTATCTGCCATTTTTATACATTCATCAGCTTTTTCATCTGATGATGCAGTAATAGCTAAAGACAAAGCAAGTTCAAGCGCTTCTTTATCATTTTTAATAGTCGTCATTGTGATAATCTCCTAGTTTTGTAATATCAACAGTTTCAAAATCGCTTTCTGAATCTTTAACATCATCACTTAAATTGGTAATAGCAAAATCTATTGCTTTATCTTCATTTTCTGCCGCAACAACCATTGTGTAAGTATTTGTTGAAGTAATTACAACAGCAAATTCATAAAGTTTATTCATTTTCTTCTTCCTGAATAATATTTTGAGCAATTTGATACCAATTAACGTCATCAAGAAAAGCTCTTGCATAACTTAAAGCCAAACATTCATTATCCAAACCTTTTTGATCGGCAGATAAAATTTCATCAGCATAATCTTTTAATTCCACAGCTAATTGATGAGGAGTATTTGAATAGCCTGTAAAATCCATACCATCAATCATTTCCAAATTAACACGCCATGTAGCGTAATTTGCCCAACCGTTGTATGTTTTATCTTGTGACATTATTTATCCTTTTTTTAAAAAATTAATATTGATAGGCACAGTTTTACCTGTTAAATATTGCAAATCATGGGACGTAAGCTGAATTAAAGTTGAATAAGCCATTTTTTGATACTTATTGGCTTTATTAAGATTATTATGTAAAAATTCTAATGCGGAGTAAAAATCGGTATTTTGGGTGGCGGATATTGTTTCTACAATTCCAAAAGCTGAACTAAATCTCATTGTCGTTTCCTTTCGTTTCAGTAAAAAGTGTGGTACAAATGCATATTAATACGACTATCTAAAAAGTAAACAATTATTTTCGTTATGCATAAATCTTTATATCTTACTGTTCCATACCCACCAAGCGTCAATAACTATTGGGGTTTTAATGGTTCTAGGCGATTTCTTACGCCAAAAGCTGTAGCTTTTAAGAATATCGTTAAAACTGTAGTAATGACGCAAGGCATTAAAAGCTTGGGAAGTGCAAGGTTATATATTAAAATAAAGTTATACCCCAATAATAATCGCATAGCTGATATTGATAACCGACTTAAAAGCCTTTTAGATGCATTATGTCAGGCTGGCGTATATGATGACGACAGTCAAATTGATAAATTGTATGTAGAACGAGCAGAAGTAACAACACACGGGAAAACTGAGGTTTTAATAAATGTTTTAAATTAGCTAATTTTGTTATATTATGCTTTCAAGATAAGACAAGAGGAGTAATATGCATTATTACCAACACAATATAGCTGATTATAGAAAAGATACAATTCATTTAAGTTTATTAGAGCATGGTTGCTATAGACAGCTTATTGACCAATATTATCTGAATGAAGATCCTTTACCATTAGACCTAACTAAAGTATTTAGATTATTAAATGCAAGGAGCAATGATGAACAGACCGCTATTAAAAATGTTATTAATGATTTCTTTACTGAAACTGAAAATGGTTTTATTCATACAAGGTGTGACCTTGAGATTCAGTATTATCGGGATCGAATCGAATTAGCTTCCAAAGCCGGTAAAGCATCGGCTGTTAAACGGAAAACCAACGACCGTGCAACAGACGTTCAACAGACGTTCAACCAACCAATAACCAATAACTTAATAACCAATAACCAATTAAATACTATTGTACAAAATGATTTTGATTTGTTTTGGAATCATTATCCTAAAAAGACAGGCAAAGAAGCCGCAAGGAAATCTTTTAATAAGATAAGACCCAATATAGAAGTTGTACTTAAATCATTGGAATGGCAAAAAAAGTCTGAACAATGGTTTAAAAACGGTGGGCAGTTTATTCCTAATCCAGCAACATGGATTAACCAGCATCGCTGGAATGATGAACCGCCTGAAAGAGTAACATTCTAGGAGGGAAGATGATAAATGAAGCTATATGTTTATCAGCAATTATGTTTGGTGAAGCTCGTGGTGAGCCAGATATTGGCAAAATTGCAGTTGCTTATACAGCAATTAACCGCAAAGCTGATCCAAGCTATCCGAAGAGTATTTGTTCGGTAATGCGTCAACCTAATCAATATGACTTTTTAAATAAAATTGGTATGCCTGATAAGCAAACTATTTCTTATTTATTGCCTTTGGCAGAAGCTATATTAAATGGGAAGATTGATGATCCGACAAGAGGTGCAAAATGGTTCCATACCAAATGGACAAAGCCATATTGGGCTAAAGACAAAATTGTGAAGTTAGCTTATAACAATCACATTTTTTATTAAGATAAGGATAAGATATGACAATGCATAACGTAAATACTTGGGTTCGTCAGTTAAATGGCGAACTCAATGTAATAGAATTAACAACAAATAGATATAAAAGTGTTGAATCTGATTTTGTAAAAGAATATCAGGTTAGTTTAACAACAGAACTTAAATGTCAAATGTCATTAACTAATGGCAAAGGTTTTAACAAAAGAAAACCAAATTTAAGATTAACTTTTAGTCAAAATACAAATAGATTAATTAAAGCAGAGGTATTCTATGGAACAAAATAAACCTGACGCATATCTATTGGAAGAAATAGATATAAATAATAAAGTTGTTTGGTCTATATTAAGCCCATTTCCACCATCCGAACTTTCATGGACAAAGGATTTAAAATCACAAAAGCATAACTTAAGAATTATTGAGTTATATCGTAATGAGAAAACTGTAAGTATGTTTTTTGATATTAAAAAATATGATAGTAAAAAATTGGTGGAATCTGAAGCAGGTTTATAATGGAAAAATTTATAGAATTTGCAATAAGTATTTTAATTATTGGTGGGATTATAGGATTAGCTATTGGTATTGATATGATGATAGAATTAATCTTATTAAGAACATTATGAGTTATAAAATGGAAGTATTATTTAGATATTTGGTATTTGATGATTTAGGCGAACCTATCCGCAGATTTAGAACTAAACATGAAGCTGATTGTTATATATTGCATAGACCAAATCACAGGATTGAAAGATTACCACCTGCACCGTTGGAAAATGTATTTAATTTAATTTCAGACGAGCCATTATTTTAAGGTAATAATATGAAAGAACAAGATAAAGCTAATTTTAGAGATATGATTAATGCAGTTGTTTCAATATATAATAAACCGGCATTAACAAAGGATGTATTAAGAATTTGGTTTGCTAAATTAGAACAATTTGATTTTCTTGTTGTTGCAAAAGCATTTAATGAACACACATCCGAAAGTAGTTTTTATCCAACTCCTGCTGATATAATTAAACTATGTAAAGTTAAACCAATTGAATATAGTCAATTATCAGCACCAAAACTATCTAAACAAGAAAATAAAGTTTATGCAGATAATGTAGTTAAATATATTGGTGAACATAAATCAGAGGAAAAATCATTAAAAGATATGCGTGCTTGGGCTTATCGTATTAATGCCAATCCTGAAAAATATCCAGCTATATCACTTGCATTTGCTAAACAGGCTATTCATGCAAAATAAATGGAAAAGAATTAGTCAGTATTGTATAGAGTGTGATGGGTTTTACATTTCAAAGTACAAAACTATCGAAGAAGAAAGATTTATATTATTTCATGGTGTTAATTTAATAAAAGTATATAAGACAGCACAGGAGGCAAAAAATGAAGCGATGGCATTTATCCAAAGACAATCTACCAAACCTAGTAATCTATTTAACCGAACTATTAAACAAAAACAACAAGCCATTGGTTACGATAGAGGAAAATAGAGATTTAAGAACAAACCAACAAAATGAAAGACTATGGGGATTTCTTTATCCATCCATAGGAAATCATTTAGGTTATACACCTGATGAAATGCATACATTAATGAAATTTAAATTTTTAAGAACAGAACAAGTAATTAATGGTGAAGTTGTAGAAACTATTAAATCAACTGCTCGCTTATCGGTTAAAGATATGTCCGATTATCAAGATAAAATAGCTATCTGGGCGGGTCAAATGGGTTGGGCTGATATGGAAAAATGACCAAAGATGAAAAACAACATTATAATAAACTTTCTTTACTCGGTTGCATTGTTTGTTTGCGTTGCGGCTTTGGCTACTCTGCTCCACATATTCATCATATTCGGCATGGTATGGGAATGGGTCAGCGTAATCATTGGTCAAAAGCTATTCCATTATGTCCAAAGCATCATCAGCACGGTGGTTTTGGAATTGCATTACATGCGGGTCAAAGAACGTTTGAAAAAAAATACGGTACGGAAGAAGAACTTTTAGAACACACATTAGCTCTTTTAGAGTAAAATACCATTTTTAGGGGTAATCTATGAAAAAAGTCTTTTCAATTAACGAAGCTCAAGTAAACATACCTACAGTTACCATTGGTGAATTTTTCTTAAAGCTTTTACACGCGGCAACAAATGGTCATATTTTACATTTACAGACCAAATCATATTCCGAACACAAAACACTACAAAAATACTATGAAGGATTACCTGATCTTGTAGATTCTATTATTGAAGAATGGCAAGGTGCATATCAAAAGATTATAGAATACCCAACAACTTATGAAGCACCTAATTCTGATGCATTAACTGAAGTAATGGCAATAAGAGATTTCTTGGTTAAAAATAGAGCTATTGTTGGTGATTACACATCTATACAAAATTCAGTAGATAATTTAATGTCATTACTTGATTCCACTATTTATAGACTTACCTTTTTAGATTAATGCCAATTGCGCCATTTAATACAAAATGTCGTGAGTTAGGTTGCCATAATTTAAAAACAGGTAGATCCACTTTTTGTTCACAACATGGTGGAGGCATGACAGAAAAAGGAAAAGAAAATAACAAACTATATAATACAGCTTATTGGAAAAAACAAAGAATAAGCCAATTAAGCAAAAAACCATTATGTGCCGCTTGTTTATTAGATGGTAAAGTAGTTCAAGCTGAACATATAGACCATGTATTCCCGCATCGACAAGATATAAGTAAGTTTAGATTAAATTTGTTTCAAAGTTTATGTGCATCTCATCACACATTAAAAACTCAAGATGAAAATAAAGGCATTTATCTTCACTATACTGATACAGGTATAAAAACTTATACAGATGCAGACTATGGCAAACAAATTATTGACGAAGCA